TTGCATTGATTACCACCATCACAAACAAGATTGTAACATTCTGTAACATAAGGAATGCTGATGGTTCGCCTGGCCACTGATCAGGATCGCTGATGCATCAGGATTGCTGATGGATGGGGCCCCTGCCATCAGGAGCCCTCATGCATCAGGATTGCTGATCAGTCCAGCCAACGGCGGGCATCGCGCTCTGCCTCGCTCAGGATCCAGAGGGGTGCCTCAAACCACTGGGTCTTGCAGGCGTACTCTGCCCCACCGATCAACCGGGGCAGCCGCTCCACCGGTACCAGGGACAGGGCAGGCAGGCCCGCATCCAGCAGGGCATTGACGGCACCCCAGCGGAGCTCCTGCAGGTCCAGCCCCTTGGCCCAGTCGGCAAGGCGTTGCAGGGGCGAGGGGGCAGCAGCAGGGGCAGGCTTGGGCATGTGGGCGAGCATGATGCCTGCCACCTCGCTCAGGTTCTGGCAGGTCACGGCATGGCCCTCGCCGGCATACACCCGGAAGCCACGGGTTGCAGTGAACACGGCAACGGGGATGTCGAGAGTGCGGGCAGCAGCGGCCAAGGCCTTGCGCGTCGGGCGACGATGCAGACCGGCAGCGACGTTGGCGATCAGCGTCTCAGCAGCAGCGGTGAAGGCGGGTGCGGTGGTCACGGGGTCTCTCCCTTGGGACTCCTTCATCCTAAGGCATGCATCCCGGGAGTGCCCCCTCACCCCGCCAAGGTTCACAGAATGAAACATGGTACGAATGTACCCCCACCCCGATTTCTGGCCGGTGCCGCTCAGGTAGACCCCTCTCCAAATTTCCCAGTATTTTCAGTACAGCCCCCTTAGCCACTCCCTTTCGTCAACCGTCAAAAGCGGCAGGGTACGAATCAGCATGGTCTTCCCATAGCCTTCATTATATGCCCCTTCATATTCTCTTAACAATTGCCGAGTTCCGAATTCACATTTAGATTTAATTGCAAGTAATAGCGACAGTGCATTAAGTAACACAACAATTCAAGCGATTAGTGTGTTTACAGTATAAGGTACAAATAACGGAAAAATAAAATAGCAATGAATTCTTTTCGATGGCCACCTTAAATACGGCTGCGGGGTGGACTAATGGTGATGAGATACGTGTATTAATTGCAAGTGGTTTACTTGTAAGTGTATATCATAAGGAGCAAATGATTGTATGCATGAACCAGGTAGCTGAAATTTCACCAACATTGGTTGGCCCTATCCAGGACCTGTTAGATCAATTTGATGAAGCACAAGTAAATATGACATCTTTGAACAATAGTGCAAGTGGTAAGACGTTAATAAAAGCGGATGTACTTGAGTGGGAGACCGGCCAACCGGGTACCAATTATTCACCAGAACGTGAAATTGCACGAATCCAGGGCCTGTTGTACCAATATTTTGGTTCCTGTCCGCTATATAGTGGTGGTTTCAGTAGCTATATGAACTTAATTCGTTCTTGACCCTGCGGATCTTCGACCCGCAACCCTAAATCCGTAACAATAAATACCGCCTGAAAAAAATTCAAAAAATTTTCGGGTTTAAGACAATGGTTCGCGGGTATACTGAAATTAAATACTAAGTCAACGGAGTCGCTCTATGGTCCATCCAGAGAACTCCGATGAAATAAATTCATTGATATCCTCTGTTGAATCAAGTGAAACGGTACCGGTGTGGTGTCATGGGTGCCAAATGGAACGTAAAATGAATGCGGTATATGCACCATATGTCCAACACATTGGTTTGCAGTCATGTCGCTTCTGCCGTGAACCTAATGACTAGTAAATATTAAGAAATTATAAAGAAAAGACGACGGAAAACTATGAAAAAGTGTCGACATGACTTCCCCTTTGCTGTCGTATGCAAATTCCAGGGTCCTGGTAATTGCTGATGGTACGCCAACGGTGACTGATGGAAGGATTGTAGCTGGTGGTGGCACTAAATATTTAATAAAAGCATTCATGAAGCGGGTCCAGTACACTGGGGTGTCATCCGGATCAAAGAGAATACCACTGGAAAGCCAGCTTGATGGGCAGATGTTACCAGGTGCTAGCGGTGATCAGTTCTATTATCGCGGATATTCCCTTTTGTATGCACAGGTTGCTAGTACTTTTAACTTAGAAACATCTAGTGAAAGCGGATTAGCATTTGTACAAATGAGCAGTCAACCACAATGGATGCTGCCGGGACGGGAGGTGCAATTCAAGTTTGGCAGGGATCCAATATTAAATGCAAGGATACAGCGCAGTTCGGGTATCTTTGGCGGGACGGGTATTGATGAAATCATTTATCAGGAGATTGGTGGCGTTGAGCTGCAGTTAACCGGCACCGAAATGCAAAACTAATGGCTAAAAATAGGGCATCTTTCAAGATTTCTGGTGTTGGCAAGAGCCAACAAATAAGACGGGACGTAATTACAGCCAGCGGTGATGTAAAGCTTGGCTTTAAAACACGGCTGACGGGGTTCGATGCAGCCGACCTCCTGGCTGGCGTTGAAGAAGGCATTGACAGGGCTAACCAGATAATCGCGCAAAGGCTTGGGGAGGCCCTTGACGACGCCTTAGAGAGTGCTGTGTGGGGTTGGCGGGATGGAGGAGCTAGAGACATTATAGATACGGGCAAATTAAAGCGATCTAGGAAAATCGTAGTCGAAGGTAAGAATATAAAAATCAGCTATGACGTTCCATATGCGGGCTTGGTGCATTTTGGTGGATACATTTTGCCCTATGGTAATGAATATGCTGAGAAAATCTATGTCCCGGGAAGACCATGGCTGGATTCGGTCATTCTTGGCGGCGGCCCGGTGCCTAAATTCGACTTTGAAAGCATATATGAGCAAGCAATTGAACAAGTCTTCTGATGGTACACTATTGCACTTGTTTTGAAATAAGTGGCAAATCTGCCTTTTGTTGTAAAGCCTCGGCTTGAGCCGATTATCGAGGAGATTGGAACGCCGGAATCTGGAATTCTTCTTGTTGAGCGACGTGGATATTTAACTGCCGGCGAGCGAAATACGGTTCAGCAATATTTGCAGTCCGATTCAAGTGCAACTATAATGATAAAACTAGCCAGGGATGTCGCCCGTCGATATGATGTCCCGTTAGAAAAAGCATATAATGGCGTCTCCTCGGCAATGGCTGGTACATGCCGCGCTAATGACGAGCTGTGCTTAGATATCACGAGTGATTTTGCCGAGGAGTTGCAGGACGTGATGGGTCAAATGCTTCAGGTTCAGGCGCGAATGGAAATGGTGCAAGCGCTTGCATTAATTACGCAGCGCATCGATCCTGATTTTGAAACTTCCGAAATCACTGAACTTCATCCTGATATTATTAGTCAACTTTCCCAATTATATCAAGATGAAGAAAATAAATCAGTAGAAAAACTGGAAGCGATGATAGGGGAGAGCGAGAAGATGACGGTTGAAGAAATTGAAAAAAAGCCAGTACGAAAGAAGGCGGATGGATAATTCCGTTTCATGAATATTTTTGGACTTTAAAATACAGATTCCCGGGATCGTCCGAGTTTGATGGCGATAATTTCTGGGACCAACCATACGAGTACATTATTGTAGCGGTGCAGGCTAGCGAAGAGCTATACCGTCGTGACTTGCATAACCAGGAGAGGCCGCTTGCATTGATGATGATGCAAACAGCGGAGTCCAACAGGGATAGGAAAAAGAACAAAATCCCGTTCTCGATTCAAGATTTCTGCCTCTATGGAGACCCAGAACAGACCAATGGTCCGGCTGCAAGGTACGGTGCAGCGGCGATGAAACTAGTGGAGATGGGGCTGATGCCATCGTGGGCACTGTTTGTTTACAAGGAGCTGAAAATAAATGCAGAAAAGGCAACACCACCAGAACCACTGGCCCTGATTGGCGATTCTGCCGTAATTCTTGCGCCTCTTGTATCCGAGGGCTATTGTACGGGCATGTTGATCGCCAACATGGACGCATCCGACAAGGTTGTAGAAGTGAAGTCCTTGTGCGGGAAATCACTAATGGTTCGAGTGCCAAAATTCAAGGAAGCGACTTATGCGGCAGAAGACATATCACTGGCGGTGAAATAATCATCCATTTCAAGCGGTTTCATTGGTGGTGTGACAACTCCTGATGCTAGCCAGCTTTTAATCCTTAATTCATTTTCAATATTATAAAACTGTTGGTCTCGATACCACTTTAACCAATCCTGAGATGAACCCTTATCGAGGTTACAGGTAACGCAGGCTGGGATTACATTACTTCTACGATCTTCACCTCCTCGACAGCGGGGTTTAACATGGTCAATTGTAAGACTGTTGTCATCAATGGGTGGCTGGCCACAATATGCGCAACGATTAGACCAAGCTTCTTTTATTGAGCTACGCCAAATCCGCCGCGCCTCCTTGCTTGTGAGGGCAGACATGTTAAGTAAGTAATCAGAGGAGTGTTCATACGGTGGCCAAACTGTTAAGTCCGTGGCTCGAACAGGCATCCGATTACAGGTTATTTTGAACAATCACGGAAATCACAGAGAACTGTAACCTAGACATAGTTACTATGCGATTGTTCGAACTAGTTTACCTTCTGTAGGCAAGCTATTATGATGCTTTTTAGCGGTTGTGACACAAAATTTTGCCGCTACTCCTGATGTTATATATGACACGCTGACAGGCGATACGACATTCATGTCACTTGTCGGGTCTTATACATTTGCAAAGAATTCAACGGCAATTGATTCGATCAGTATTTTAACGCCGGGCGCTGATCTTCCTAATCTAAAATCACAGAGTGGCCTTGAGGTAGTAATACATGACTCGGGAAATATCACAAATATGAAATATTTAACAGATGTAAGTGACCCAATCATCTTGTGGAAGGTATTTTTAATCGTATGGCCCCCGGCTACGGGTACAACAATGGTAAATGCAGCTAAAAGGATGGTGGAAATATTTGGAAAGGCCACTACTATAGAAACAGTGGCAACATCCGATGGGCTAGGCAGCTTAGTACAAACGCTTGTATTAGTGCCCAGTGATTCGCCGATCCTGACAGTATAAAATTGGAATAACAATAGTTTGGCAAAATAATAATAGCGGGGTAACCGCTTTATCGTTTCGCTTGGGTTCAACCCGCTAAATCAGTCCCATGGCAAACTTTTCAGCGGCCTTCGGCTATAATGTCTACATTATTCCCCTGGCCTCCGCAGATGTTGATACCTCCTTCACGGGTATCACTACTGGCACTGGCAGTGCTGGTACTGCTTTCATTAATCTTGGCTCCGCTAATGCCAATGTGATCAGCCCGAGTGCATCGGTGTCTTACGCTTCTGGCGTTTTCACCGTTGCTGGCGCTGTTTTTGATATGGACGGCCTGGACAAGGTCGCCCGCCTTTACGGCCTGACCAACGCATCCCTCGAGACCGACACCAACTCGGAAGAAATCGTCACCTATGACGATGAAACCAAGGGTTTCAACCTGTCCATCCCCACCTCCAAGACCTGGAGCGTGTCCCTGTCGGGTGTGGCTGACTTTAAGGATGCTGGCTACCAGATCCTGCGTCTGGCTGAGCAGAACACCGTGGCTGACAGCCTGCGTGTGAAGTTCGCCCGTGTGGGTCCTACGGGCACCGATGAGACCGTTTACGGCTACGGCACGCTGTCGGGCTATACTGAATCGATCGAGGCTGGCGCGATCGTTTCCTGGGAGGCCACCCTTCAAGGATATGGGGCTTATAAGATTGACCTTGATGCCAACCCGGCTCCTAGCCCCTGAGCCAGTAGTCATAACAAATCAACGACCCCCGGAAACGGGGGTTTTTTCTTGGCAGTCTAAACAAGATATTCGAGCCCAATGTCCCCAAAGATCGGCTTTGAAATAGAGCCTAGTTACGATCCGGCGGTTCTAAATAGGCTCTTTGATACGCTGGTAGCCAGGGGTAAGCAGGCATCGGTTGAGCTGGCTAAGTCGCTCGGCATCAAAAGCACTATTACAGCAGAAATCCAGGTAGTAGATGGGAAGCTCGTCCGGACGCTGAAAGAATCTGTCGACATAGTAGATAAACTGAACAAGGAGTTACAAAGATCAGAGAAGATTCAAAAAGGTAGTATAACTAACCTGCAGCAATCGTTAAATACTTATAAACAGCAAAGAAATGCCATTACCAAGCTTGTCGAAAGTGTTGATCCTTACGGCAAGAAAATCATAACGGTAAACAAAGAATGGGAGGTCATGAACCGAAAGGTTCAAGAAGTAAACAGAGCTCTACAACTGGCAAGTGCTAACTCATTCTGGGACCGCGTCAAGGTAGGGTTGAATCTGCAAGGGCTGCAGTCATTTAGTAGAGGAGTTAGCGATATCGTCAATGGATTTCAAAGTCTGAGCATTATTACTCAACAGGTAACTGCTGTTGTCAACACGCTTGTCAACTCACTAAAAGGCGTTGAGCAGATAGGCCTTACTTTCCAGGCTATTGGACAGGGTGCGGCGGGTGGCGCAAAAGCACTCCAGGAAGCCTCCCGCATTGCCTTGAACCTTGGCGTCGATATTAATACCGTCAGAGAAGGATTCCTCAAGCTTTCGCCTGTAATCCTACAGTCCGGCGGCTCTCTGGAGGACGTATCAAAAATTACCCAAGCACTGTCTTCGCGATTTGCCGCCTTCGGTAAGTCTGCTGATGAAGCGAAGAGGGTTACTAATGCGGTCATCCAAGCATTTGGCAAGGGCGCCCTTAGATCAGAAGAACTAAACCAGCAGATTGCAGAAGCTGACCAAGCTTTCCGCGTTGATTTCGCCAATGCACTTGGTGTTACGACACAGAAGTTTGGTGAAATGGTCGAGGCGGGTGAGATTACAAATGCTGTATTGCTTAAAACGTTACCGCTACTTGATAAATCTGCACTGGTCTATGGCAAGCTCGGCACTAGTGCTTTGGATGCCGGTAATGCATTTGGGACTCTTGGTGTAACAACCCAGCAGATTCAGTCAAAAATAGCAACGATCAATCAATTATCACTAGAAGCATTTGCAAACAGTTGGAAGCCCGCAATCAAGGTCATACTGCAACTGCAGGGCGTCATTGCCGATCTATTCGCTGTACTGGCGAGAAGCGAAGCAGTAAAGGCCCTAGGCGCCGCTGTAGCTAGCCTAGGTACGGGTCTCCTTGAGTTGATCAAGGTACTAACGCTGCTGATCACACTGCTCTTGAAGGTTGTCGATCCGTTTGCTAAAATACTAAATGCTTTGTTGTCGATTGAACCAGTAGCCAAGGCTATTGGTGTAATATTAGCCGTTATATTGGTCGCCGCCTTTGTCAAGGCCACAGTCGCCGCCATTGCTTTTTCTGCTGCCCTCGGCAGGTCAGCTCTGGGTCTACTTGGCTTTGGCGGCGCCGCAGGAAAAGCGGCTGTAGAGTTATCTAAGTT